TTAAAGATACTTTTTTCTCAACTATTATAACGAGCCAAGAATAATGAGAATTTTTTCCATTTAGTTTGAGAAAAATATAAATGGGGGAAAAACCATTAGAGCTGACAATCTGTCAGGGAACAGCTAATAAAAAAGCCCCTCGAAAGGGGCTCCAACTCTTACCGGCTCTACGTGCTTTACAAAAACAACTGTGTAAATAGAGTTTTAGAGATTCCTCTCTGCCGGACAGTGCGATTAAATTTTGAAAGCTAAACACAACTTGAAAAGAAGTTTAAGCGTTAAGCCAATTTGTCTTTTCATTTTTATTTCAATTCTATTGCAGTGCGATTAATTCTTACACTCGAACTTAATAATATTTTCGTTGTTTGTCAAATTAGCGTTAACATTTTTTTATTCAATCAAACCGATGTCCTTTTTTTTCTGCCGAATCGGTGCTTTGACAGATTCTTTGTATTCCTCATATTCGATACGATCTGGATGATCGGCAGCAAGATCGCGCATCTTCAATTCTTTACCGGTACTGTATCTGTCCGCTATCCTAGTTTCGATGATCGAGTCTAGGTCTTTCATCATTTTGCAGTCTCTTAGAATATGTTCTATTTCGAGGTAAGTTAACTGGGAAATCTCTAGCTCAGCAGGTTGCGAAGAAATGAATGAGGCAATATCTTCCGTCTCGACACCGTGATATTCATAGTTAGAATCGCGATGATAATTATAAGTTTTTAGTGATTCAGTTTGTCTTAGGCTTATGCAAACCGGGAGTTCAATCTTATTAGTGCGTAAGTAATACATTATAGACCTCTATTTTATTATTTAACATCCATTTCTTTATAAATTCCCAAAAACTAGGGGCCGCTGTGAGAATTTGTTTTACTACATAGAGCAAAGAATTTGTCATTTTTGCATGTGAAAGATAGGAGCTAATTCTTTGCATATTTGGTTCTTTTTTGAGAGTGCGCTTTATTTTGTATAGGGAACGCTTCCTTATTAAGCGGCTATTAAACCACGTTTTATAACCCACAAAATCGATGCCTTTGGCTATTAGCCCAAGAAATGTTTTCCCATTTAGCTCAAGCTTCAACCCAGATAACAAATTTTTTATTTTTTCTAAAGCATTTTTGAGTTCTAACTTATTTAATGACAATAGTATTAGATCGTCCATGTAACGAATATAATGTCTTATTTTAAGAACTCGTTTAATATAATGATCGAGAGGGTTAAGAGCCAAGTTTGCAAGTATTTGCGAGGTTACATTACCTAGTGGCAATCCTTTCCCTCCATCGTTAATGTAGAATTTTCGCAAAATATTAATAGTTTTTTCACATTTAAGAATTTTTCTCAATTCGATTTCTAAAGAATTTTGATCTACCGAATAGAAAAATTTCCTTATATCAAGCTTTAGATAATAGCCACCATTCTTGTAACTAATTAAATATTTTTTTAATAAGTCACTGGCATTATGAGTCCCCCTTTCGCGGATGCAGGCGTAGGTTTGTCTGATAAATCTCTTTTCGATAGTGTCTCTAATACTATTTAAGATTGCATGTTGTACGATACGATCCTCTAAGTGAGGAGCTTCAATCAGTCTTTCTTTTGGATCTGTTATATAAAAATTTCTAGTTGGTTTAACTTGATAAGTATCGCTTTCAAGTTGTTCTAAAATTCTATTTAAATTTGGAATTAAATTGCTCTCATATTCCAATATTTTTGAATGGTATGTTTTATTCTTTCTTACCTCTTTCCACGCCTGCATAAGCGCTTCGATTGTGCACCATTCTTTTTTTAAATTACCAATTCGTTTCATATTTTCCTATTTGATTAGAATTTCGCAATTGCTACTATAATTATCATTTAGTTGCATTTTTGCCATAATGGCAAGGATAAAGCTCCCTTCGATATTATTCATCAATAATCTCATTAAGATTATTGCTTTCATTAATTGTTAATCGGAGTCGGAGGCGCACGGAAACATTTCTATTGCTATTAGTCCGATTATTATTCAGATTGACAACCGAAACGCCGCTATTGCTAGTATTATTGAACGAACCGCCAACAAGCGCACACATTTTTAAGCCCTACCCTTTGGAACAATCATCATTTCCTAATTCCCTTCTAATCCACGATCCAATCATTCTTCCAACTTCATCAATTCTTTTCTGAGATTCATTTAGCTTTTTATCATCAATATATTTTAAACTATGTGATAAATAGATCAACTGTCTCAGAACTTCATGCTTAACATTCATATCACTGAGCGTTGTCTTTTTATGAAATTTTTTATTAACAGTTACGACGTGTTCGAATATATCATAACCCAGTTCCCTTATTTTGTTTGCTAATAAATATTTTTCGTGCTTGGGAAATTGTTTCAACATGACATTCACATAAATTATCATGTCCTGCACTTTCTTTTGTATTAATAGATATTCAGACACTTTTTTGTTTTTTTATGATTAATTCAATTATGCTCACTATCGTTCGCTTCACATCGATACAAGAAGGCGGAGGCGCACGGAAACAGTTCTACTGCTATTAGTCCGAATAGTAGACAGATTGACAACCGAAACGCCGCTATCGCTAGTCTTATCGAACGAACCGCCAACAAGCGCACACAGAAGATCTCTTAACCATTTATATAACAAGTCTGTTCCGAATTTATTAGTGCCAGCGCTACTTAATGCGTTTCTATCCTTTGGCATCTTGCAGGCTGCGAGCTTATAAGAATTGCTAGCTCTATCAGTACTAAAAGGTCTAACTATGTTGCTACCGTTCCCAAATCTGTCTGATGTATATTTGTTTATAAGTATGTCTGATAAGTCTATCACATCGAAGTTAGCTGAGCATCCTGCAGCCCCCCAATGATCAGTTGAAATTGATGCACCTGACGTAAAACTGCTATAATTATGAGACTCTTTCTCTATGTAGAATGTGCCTTTTGTAGCGGATAATCCACTCCCGTCGTAATCGAGCGAAAGAGCTGCAGTTGAGATATAAGTATCATTATCAACTCCATTCGTTCGTCTTTTTAACTTGAATGTGTTTATATCTATTGTTTCTACTGTTGTAAAAAGATATTGAAGTAAACTGTTCCACTCACTCGTATCAGTTCCTTCAATGAATAAAATATCGCCATTCGCATATCCGTGGCCATTCACAGTGAAAACAGCCTCACTGGCTCTTGTAATCGCTGTTATGCTTTTAGTAGCGGCTAGGCAAGTAATCCCTGGGGCGATCTTCCATGAATTACCTTGGACATCTGCGATACCGCACAATTGCCCATTGTGCGTTGTCATGGCAAGATTATTCGCACTACCGGTTTTCCTTACTTCATTTTTTGCATTCCAGTAGTTATCGTCACAAGCCTGCCATGTTGTTGTAGCATCATTGTAATCGCTCCCATAGTTGTTATTCCCCCGAGGAAAATTTTTAATACCCCCGCTATCATACCAAGCACAGTATGTCGCTGAACTAACTGCTTTTGCATGCGCCGCTACTAAAATATCTATTGCGCTCCACGTGAAAATGCTTGCCGTCACAAAATCATTGCCTCTACTTTTCGCGACCGCTAGAGACCCATAATATGCGTCCTGTGGAAATTGTCCATTGCTTATGCAATTGCTAAACGCTCCACAATACCCGTTTGTAGATGTCCTTTTCATTGCAGGGTCGCTGCCGATAGGATTACCATTTTTTATAGACGACGCGACTCCAGTTAATTGTGTTGTTCCTGCCCACGTAACATTAGTTAAGGATGGTTCGTATTTGTCAACAAATATTCCATAAAGAAATTTATTGTTGTTAATAAATTCGCGGTGAAGTATGAACCCATCGGCAATCGCTGCATCAAGGTTATAATCATATTCTTTGAATGCCTTTATTATAGGATCGCCTTCATTGTCTAGTTTATAAACAAAAGCTGCAATATAAACCATAATTGAGTTGTCGATGTTACATTTGTAATTCCCATAATTAGCGTTACTTTTTTCATAGGTACCGCTTATAGGTTTCATAATCGCAGGTAAAACTTCATTCGGACATATTGATACACCGGCTCCATCCACATTGCCAACCTTTATATCGTTGTACGCTGAAAATCGTGGATCCTTTTCAGTTACATATCTATTATCTGCTCCGGGTATGCCGGAGGTCCCCGCTAGCGCATACTTTTGCTCAGTAGTTGGTGAATTAGTATATGCTGTATCATAATTAGTCTTTAACGTATCAGTCAGTTCGTTTTTAGTAAGTCCTTTCCCTGCAACTTTATCGACTTTTAGGTCTAGTGCAGTTTGCTGAGCTGTCGATACTGGCTTATTAGCGTCCGAAGTATTATTAACATTAGCCAAGCCTACGAATGTCTTATCATGTGTGGTCTGCGAATGATCATAGGCAATTTTGCCTCTATCGCCTCTGTAAGCCGTGCCAGATGTCTCACCTAGTGCGAGAGACGATGATATTTCAACATAAGCAGTCCCGGAATAACGATAAACCACATTTGTGTCTAATGCAACATATATTTTTCCACTTTCACCTGTTACGGGGAAAGCAGCTATATTTGCATATTCAAGTACGTCATCTACGTAAGCAGGGAGCTGCGATGCAGGCACTTTACCTGCCACTAAATCTGCTTTCAATCCTAAAGCAGTTGCTGCAGCCGAGCTTATAGGCTTGTCCGCATCGGCTGTATTGTCTGCGTTCGCAAGACCAACATCGGACTTAGATAATGTTATATCAGAACTAAGTGCTTTCCCGACAACTGTTCTTGTATTAGGCACTGGTGTGTAACCTAAGCTATTCTGCTTACCGTTCCATGTTGATTTTTCAGCAGCGGACACTGTAAGCTTGTCTCCGGCATCGAGATTTGAAAGCTTGTTTTTTTCTGCTGTTGTATAATCCTCTTGTGATAATTGCTTACCGCTTACTTTATCTACTTTTAAGTCTAATGCAGATTGCTGTGCGGTTGAGACAGGTTTATTAACATCTGAAGTGTTATCAGCATTGCCGAGACCTATCTGTTCCTTACTAACTGAATGCGGGTTATTAGTACTATCGAGATGCCCCTTTATCGTCCCAACTGTAGTTATATTAGTGCCGTCATCGAGGGTGCTCTCTACATGCAATTCATCCGTGTAAATTTTTTTCCACTTTTTCGCTGCGGTGCCGATTGTGCGGGCTTCTTTATTTTCATTAGGTACAAAATTTCTTTTCGACATCATTATCCTCCTTAATCTTTTATTGTAACATCACCATCTTTATCAATGGTGAAATTATTATCAGCAACAACATTATCATCAATTGTTAGGTTACCATTTTCATCAATTTTCATAATTCCAAAAACGTCATAAGTGCCTATATATTCTCTAAGCCCAACTTCATTTTCCTGCACACGAATAAATTGCCCGCTCAAAAAATTATCGGCGAAAATAGGGACTAACCTTTTTGCACTTTCAGGCAAATCAATTCCATTCAAGTTGTTCTGAACGTCAAAGTTAATCTTCAATTCACCCTTTGCGATTGTGACAGTTTTTGTTGTGTCAGCTACATCATTGGCAATGACATCATAATACATCTTTGCAATCGTAAAAGACTGACTATCAACATCGTTTAGGCTTATCTTTATTGTTGTTGCATTGTTTTCGTATGTAGCCGTAAGCTCCTGGTCCCCGCCGCCTGCAAGCGTGTTCCTTTTTCGAATAAGCAGATCACCTGTCACTTCCTTGTCTATCTTAACACCGAATGATAACTTGTGCGAACTCCAATCGCCGGGCACTGAAAGCGAAAGGCGGTCTTCTCCAAAGTAAGCATCTCCGCGCTCTATTAGAAAATTCACTTTTACAGGTTTCATTTCTTTTTCTCTTTTTTTGTTTCATCTGCGAATTCGATAAAGCCATGCTCTAAATTTAGGCTTACAGCTTCCTTGATGTCCTTGCTGTTTTTTTTACAGAACTCTGCAATTACTGAATCCATCTCTTGTTTTAGAAGTTGACCTTGTAATTCTAAATTACTTTTTTTTGCTGTAATAGCTTCAAGGTGAAATTTTTCTTCTTTGCTTAAAAATAATTGCATTATAAACCTCCATTAAATGATGATTAAGTTGCTATTAACCCGTGGGTACGCATTGCTTGTAGGATCGAATTCAGTTTGTTACCAGTATCCGCAAGATTTCCTACCGTGCAGTTTGCAATCGCTGCTTCCTGCTGTCCGATAATTTTATTAAGTGAATTATTTGAATTGTTTTTTATATAAACGCCTGCATAATTGTTAGTTCCATTCCAATTATTTATCTCAAAGTATTTCACACCCTCTTCGATTAATTGAAACTTTAATTTGCTGTAAGAATAATTAGCAGAACTTTTTACAGAAGCAATCTTGAAGATTGTATTATGTGTTAAGCTGCCGGGATAAGAACCCGTGTCCGTTTCGGTTGCAGAACTAAGGCCAACATAACCCTTATAATTATTAGGTGAAGCCGTTGTGGTTAGTTCAAAGATGCTACTAGTTAAAAATTTTCCATTAAGAGTAAGCGTATCCGCAGATGTAATATTAAAATCTAGAAACGAGCCATTTTTCTTGCCAATGAATAATTTTGGATTACTTGCATCGTACACTTCAAATCCGGACGCTGAGAAACTTGTTAAAAAGCTCGTGTTACTTTTTGTTAGTGCAATCCCGGCACTAGAAGTACCCATATAAAACTTATCACCATCGAAATTGAAACCACTAATCTGACTAACAAAATCTTCGCTTGGTCCACCATACCCAATATTGACGAGCCACTTGCTGTTAATCGCGTCCCAGATGCTAAATCCATATCTGCTCGCACCGCCATCATTGTAGCCACCAACCTGAGTTATAATCTTATTCGCTCCAGAGACCTGTACAGTCACATTCAGCCCTGATTGGTATGAAGCAACCGAAGACCGTAGAGTTGTTATAATTGTCTTTGCTGAATTATTATGAGCTGATTGCAGATAACCGTCCTGAATTGTCCAGCTCCCAACCGTGCCGGAACTTGAAGTGATTGCACCCAAGAAGCTAGCGTTGCCTAAAGTATCAAGAGTAATAATATTTGTAGCCCCGTACCTTACACGAAACCCATTTGTAGCGTCTATGGTCAAATTTGTTTTTGAATAATCTCCAACTGCCAGACCAAAAACAGGCGTACTGTATCCATACGTGCCATTCAGATTTCCGAACTGACCAAGAACATTTTGAGTAGATGCAGGATGCCCGGAGTGCTGTACAACACGCGCATACGGACTATTAGAACCATAAGAACCGTCTATCGCACTTACTTCATATACTCCATTCCCTGCAGTACCATAGTCGAGAGCCAACGCACCTTTTGCTATTGTTGTACCGGATGTTGCGCTTCCTGCATTAGGCGCTGCCGAGCGTGTAAAAATAAACGTTTGTGTCTTGGTAGCATCGTTGCGTGAATTAAAAGTGACTGTTCCCCAGCAGTCTGATACTGTTAGCCCACCTGCCGCACGTGAGATATTTCTTACTCTTACATAATCGCCATTTTGGAATACCGCCCCGGTGAAACCCGAAAATTCTTCTACGATCAGCACAGTAGAACTACCCGGACTTGGCACTGTAAAATCTGACGATATTTTCGCAACTGATTTACTTATTATTTGCCCGCCCGCTAAAGCTTGTTCAAGATCGGCAATGAAACTTTTAACGTGCATTTCATTAGCGTATAAGTATCTAAAATCAGCCGCACCGTCATTCATGATCTTCCAACCAGTCAATTGCTGAGAATACACCTTAGAACCGATCGAGCCTGTAAGATCTAGCCCGCCGAACTCAGGTACGCTTGTAATAGCAATATCTTGAATCGTGTTTAACAAATTAGAAGTCAATTTCAGATTAGTATTGTTATAGCCAAGACTGATAGTCCTGTCAGACGTCAGATCCCCGCCGCCCGCAAGAGGATAGGACGTTGCAATGTTTCTATCTGCTCTTACCGAGTGCGATGTAGTAGACGCCTGATTAGTTAGAGAAACCTGTAAAAAAGAGGGTGCCGAACTCGAACTAATGTCTTGAATTGTATTCAAAGCATTAGAACTATTTTTTAGATTAGTCGCATTAAAATTAATATAACCTGCATTTATCGCAGTTGCATTCCAGACACCAGTTGCGAGCGTGCCCACACTTGTTAATACCGAGCCGGTTATACCAGTACCGAGTGAAGACATTGTCAATACATTCGCACCATTGATTTGAAAAGAATTGCCACCACTTAAATTCAAATTTTGCGTAAGTGTCCCTAGCTTTTGCAGAGAAGAATTGATAACAGAACTTCCGAGCGTATCGGCACTAAGCACACTAGCACTATTGATTTTGAAAACTTTTGTATTAGCAATATTCAGATCGTGCGATAGTGTACCAATCGAAGTTAAAGAAGAACCTAGAACTGTACTACCTAATGTTGTAGCATTCAAAACGTCTACATTATTTATCTTATAAGATTTACCCGAAGCAATATCAAAATCGATGTCCGATGTCCAGCGCCCACCCTTGTACTTTATAGAAGCAAGAGAATTATTAGAAGCACCTAACATAATCACGCCACCGTCAAGCGCAGTAATATCGTCTCCATTTTTGTTGAGTCTGATAGCATGATCTACTACATCATAATCGACTACATTGATTCTATCAATATTGCCACCTATGTAGATGTCTCCATCCACTTTGATATTGCCGGTTACCCAACTATTGCCTGTTACCTTGGACTTAAACACAGTATCGGGCGCACCACCAATACCGATTCTTGCGAACTCGGTCGTGACAGAGGTCTTCTTAATATTTTGAATTGTATCTAATTTATTTTCAGTTTCTGTTAAGGCAAAATTATCTGTATAATTTAGCTTAATTAGGCCCGTTTCTACAGCAAGAGGAGGGAACCCTATAAGGGAAACGAGAGAACCACTACCACCGCTAGATGATGAACTTGCGCCAGAACCGCCAATATAATTCGATGCAGAGCGTATTAAACTAACTTGTCTGTAATCATAGTCCTCGCCAAGACACTGCACGAAATCGATGTCTATACTTCTTTTACCACTAAAATCGATATTAAAGTTTTCTATGAAATAATATTCACCGTCAAGGACACATCTGTCTAATAGTTCAAAGTCTATATAAGAATCTTTTAAAGTCATTTTACGAGATTTTAATTTGTGTCGTTTCCCATAAAAATTCATTTTTGAATTAGCGATTGTCATTGCAGCTGCATCTGCAGTTTCTTTGCTAATAACATTCACGTCATTTGTAAGTTGTTCAATTTTCAAAGCGTTTTTAGGATCACGTCCGCCTTTGCCAATTTTGGCGTAACCCTCTATGTTCACGCCACCAATTAGCAATCCTGTCTTTAGTTTTACTTCAACACCATCATTTAATTTATCCCAGAAATCATCATCAGAACCCTCAAGAATATCGTTCTCGTTTATAGTTCTTACCGTGCCAGAGCTGTTCAAATTATTAATTGATTGAAAAACAATCTGACCTGCTTTATTGCAAAAAATGTATACATCAATAGCTTTAGTAATCCATTTAAGGGATTCAAATGCAGTGCCGCCAAATGGACTAGAATCTATCATCTTAGTCCAATACGATGTAGGAAGCGAATAGATCGAGTAATTAGAATTATTAATGAAAGTTATACTTGCCCATTGCTGCCTGATTAAGAGCTTTATAATCTTAATCGCATCATAACCGATAATTGAATTGCCGGAATAGATGTTCACATCTTCGCCATACCAATCATTTTTGTAGTAAAAAATTCTATAATCGTGTTCGTAAAAATTAAAAGGTGTGCATTCGCATTCAAGTACCCACACCGGAGAACTTAAAGGCGTGCTACTCCAATTTACATAGACAGTATAGTTCCAAAAAGCCGAAGTAATGAGACAAGTACGATTGTCAGTAGCACTAAAATCTTTTAATGAAAGAATAGAACCTGCTTTGAAGCCAAGCGCTGCATTATCGAATTGAATTGGTACTGAAGAAGGAGTGTAAGCGATCTGGAACCCGTCAACTTCACCGGGACCATTTGCATAGAGTAAATAATCAGGCGTTATAGCATCATTTTCAAGATGCGCTTCTACTCTTGCTGTCTGCGTGTAAAGTAAAGTCAAAGCAGAAAGTTTGTCGAGTACATCGATTGTAATATAGCCCGATTTTAAAGGTCGCTTAACAGTCGAGAAATCGCATATCCCTTCAAATACCTTCGTATAAGAGCCGTTTGTTCTTTTAAGCTCTATTTCTACTAAATATTTTTGTTTGCTCGTCAGAGAGCCGCTAAAAGCGTTATAGACAACATTACCAGTCTTATAAATTAACTGTAGCGATAATTTGTCGAATCCTATCAAACCTGATTCGCCCGGATTGGAAGATTCGATCTTTCGTCTTAAAGTCGAGAAAGATTTGAGAACTAATAAATTAGACCAGTCGGTTCGTGCGCCGGAGGGCAAATCTGTGAAATATACCTTTATCAAAACGCACCGCTCGAAAGTTCTGCCAGCCCAATAGATGTTAAACGCTCTGCAGAATATTTATCAAATACAATCTGATTAGGTCTTTGTTTAATCGCATCTGCTAAAACTCTTATCTCTTTTACAATCGCTAAATCGTTAAAGCTGTACACATTATTTCTTAAAGAGTTTTCAACTGCCATTTTAGTCTGCGTTACCACCTGCGCCCAGCCTTGCGCATAGTCCTGCATAGGTGCAATAATCTCGATTCCATTCTCACCTACTACCGTGCCGCCTTTAGCGAAACCTTTCATAGAAGTATCAGTAGCGGAAATCTTTGCTACGTTAGCTAAACCTGTAGCTATCGTAGTAGCTGCCAGAATACCTCCGAAAAGAGGACCAGCGCCTACGGGCGGAGGTGCGAATGCGGCTGTTGCTGCTTTATAAGTTTCTATCAATGTTTGCGAAATACTAAGTGCCTTATAAGCTGCCGTCTGCTTACCAAAAAGATTAGCCGTCATTCCGAGTGATTGAGTAACTGCATTGATTTCAGTTTCTGCTTTAGCAGCTTCAAATTGTTTCTTCTTTTCTAAAGATTCTTGTTCTAAATCGTTTCGTCTCTGATCGTATGCCTGCGATAATGCAAGAAGCATCTCTTGAGAGTTTTCAAAAATCGATACCTTTTCTATTTCCTTATCATACCAGATGTCGAGTTCCTGCTGTGCAGAAAGTTTTAAGTATTCGTTTTTATCTCCAAGAAGTATGTCGTCAAGAGCTTCTGTTTCAGGCATAGAAAAATTATCTTCTGCAAATGTAGGCATTTCCGGCTTTGGTTCTTTTACTACTTGTTTATTGCTAAGCAATGATGAAAGTCTTTCTTGCTCTTTTAAATTTTTTATATGCTTTTCAGAGCCAGCAATTAATAAACCTTCTGCTTCTTGAAGTTCTTTAATTTTTTCTTTTACTTGTGTAACCGTCATTCCCATACCGGCTACAACCTTATCCGCTGCATTCAAATTATCGAGATGTACTTTTAACCAGTTTGTACTTTCTCCTTTTTTATCTGAAATTTCATCTGCGATGTTTCTTGCGCCAAAACCGGACTTATCCCAGTTCGGGTAGCTTTTATCAACTGTCTTTCTATGATTGATTACAGCAGTAGCGTTTTCGTTAATATTTCCTGTCATTAAATAAATTGCATAAGCGGCAGCAGTAAGACCTAGAATTAACCACCCCACCGGACCAAGCGAAAATTCTAAAGCGATTATACTTTTCCCAAGTGCGGCAATAGAAGGAATAAGAGAATTATAAATTGTTGTTGCAATTCCCATTAAGCCGGTTACTCTTAAAGTTACCGCCACTGCACCAAGAGAAATGAATAGACCAATTACACCGCTTAACACAGGTGAAAGTTGATTCAAAGCTCCAACTAAACTAGCGATAGCAGATGAAAGAGGTCTTAGACCGTAATCTAAAAGTTCACCAATATTTTCCCTCATATCACCGATTGCATTGTTCATCTTAGCCATAGCACCTGTCGATGACTCACCCATAGCTATCGCTTGCCCACCAATGCTTTTATTTAGCATCTCGAGTACTTTATTCAAATCACCACTTTTCAAGACTGTTTCATCTAGTCCTTTCACGTACCGCTTAATCATAGTCGCATCGCCTGCAAAAAGATCACCCATCACACGTGTAGCACCACTTAAATCAGTGCCCATAATGGTAGCCAAGTTCGCAGCTTGCAAAGTTGCTTCTTTTGTTTGTTCTACTGTAAGTCCCATCGCCAGGAGCATAGCCATACTGCTTTCAGTAACCTCATCTCCATAGATAGTTGTAGCTTGCAACTCTGCCGCATATTCTACCAATATGTCAGAATTTTCTTTTGTAAACTGACCTGATTGTTTAAGGGCTGTATTGAGTTTAACAAGTGCAACTTCTTGTTCCTGATATGCTTTTATTGATTCGCCAAAGTTCTGTTGTAATGTGCCCCATACTTCTTTCACTCCTTGAATAATTTCACGAGCATTATTGAACCCCTGCGAAATCGAAGTGGTTAAATCCGTAACGTCTTGTTTGCCATACTTGAAACTTTTGTACAGTTCCTTTACATTCTCATCTGTAAGGTCAATCGCTGCATTAGCTTCCTTGCCATCAATTATTAATTTTATTTTTATTTCATTCGTAGGCAAAATCAGATCCCTAATTTTTATTCATTGCTTTTAACTGCTCTAAATCTGTCTTCATTTTGTTCAAATCATTTATTTTTTTTACATAGTACCAATCACTTACAAGCGTTGCTATTGTGCCCTCGATCAATCCTATCTTGCTAATATCGCCGTCTGCAATTTCATAAAGCACGTAATCAAAATTTTCAACTTCACTTTTAAGATATGAGACATTGATTTTACTCAATACCTTTATTTCATTTGCTACTGCTTTTGTTTCTTCATTGAGTCTATTAAATCGCTCTGCATTTCTTTCATCGAATTGACTTTTCTTAAAAAAAAATCTTTAACAATTTCGAGAGTTTGTTTTTCAGTCGCATCATCAAAAAAATCAATATTCTGTTCGCTCTCATTATTTACGTCAATCAGGACTATTTGTAGAAATTTTTTGATAGCATCTTCGTTGTCAAATTCAGCATTGAGATTAGAACCAAGCCCGGAGACTTTCAATAAATTGTTTACCTGCCGAGATTCTTTTATAGTAAGGTCTTTTAATCCAAATGTTTTGCCGTTTATCGTGTACATCAATAACCTACCTTGCATGTACCGCCGTCAGCTCCATTATCTGCTGCACCGCCGCCTTTATCCGCTCCAAATAAGAAATCAAATTCATAGATAGAGACATCGCCGCCTAATGTTAGTTTTAAGTTTCTGTCCGTATCAGATATTTCAGGTTCTTCTATTACATGCAAGACGCCTGAATTAAAATCGAAAGAATCACAAAAAGAGGAATTATTGCCAAATTTAAGAAGCAGAGATTCATTAATATTTTTGTTCAGTCTTTCCATTATCTTTGTTATTGAACCGTCCTTGCCAATTACTTCAAACTTAACCTCAATTCGATCTACTAAAGTCTGACCGAAAAGATTTTCGTTATCTTTTGTTTTTAAACTAAAAGTAAAACTTGTTAATTCTTTGGCATTAAATAGTACAGTTGCGGAAGGCGATTCTGCAGTCATAAGTCTAAATCTTCTTGTCTTAGTTGTATTTTCTCCGCCCGGTTGTGTTATGCCGCTTATTGTTACTGCTGTATTAGTCGAAGATGCGTTTATGATTGTCTTTACTGTATCATAGTCGCCAGCTCCTTTTAAAGTCTCTTTAATCGTTCTTTTATCAGCGTTTATTGAATATTCAAAACCAAGCCCCAATAAAAGTCCTGCCTGTGCAAATTTGAAAACATCTTCACTGCCAGATGTGATTGATTGCTTAGCAGTCATCAGCTGCGCATCCATATTCAAATTTAGATAGCCGAAATTTGCTTTGAGTGCTAACATTGTCGATTGCATAGTTTCATATTCTAATGTCGCTTGTAACATATTCCTAAATTGCCGATTCAGATAATCTTTTGGTGCTTTGTATGGTACGAAAGTTAATTTTGCTTCGTTTCTAAAACCTGCATATACAGGATTAGTAGGAGTAGTTTCTAAAGTACCAGCATCGCATTTCAAGATCGATTTTATTCCCGGTGTTGAAATCATTTTATTACCTCTTATTTTTTAATTACGAAAAACAATAAAACGACCACTAGAAGAAACCCGATTATGCCATAGAAAGCATACCCAAATTTTTCAGGAGTGGTTGTTTCTTTTTTGATTAATAGACTTGTTGTATCAGTAAATGTAGTATCCACCGAGCGTTTTGAAATACTGTAAACAAATATCTTTTTTTTAGGGAAAAACGATATTTTAATATTAGCTCCATCCACTTCGTCAGTCCCTTCAATCTTTGCACTATCTGATAGCGAAGCAAAAATCAGATCGAGAGAATCAATTGAAGTTTTAGGCATGTTATACAAACTTGCTCTCATAGAATCCTTAATCGCCGGAACGACTACTGAAATTTTTCTATCTAAGATTATTGTTTCAGGAGCTGAACATGCGTTTATAATCAGAGCTAAAACAAATACAAATAATATTTTATTAATTAAGTTTTTCATTCTTTTACTTGCACGAACCAAACAATTCTAAAATAATTCGCCGGCTGTATCGAGCGTTTCCTTAGATAAACGCCGTCTCCATTTTCCTGAGAGCCGCCTGATCCGGAAGATGTATTGCCCTCAATTGTTATTCCTAGATTTAAAGTCCAGTTTTTCACAAAACCAATATGCCCAAAAATAGTATTCCCTTTTTCCCAGCCAACAATTGAGCCGGGCACTATTTTAATTTTCCCTTTCAATACATTCACAGCAAGAATTATATCTTTATTTCTTTTAAATTCTCTCGCAAGTCCGCTTCTTGTAGCCGGGGATTTGACATTAGCTTCTGTTAAGCAATAAGAAACAAATGCCGCGCACCAGCTATCACCTTTTTTTCTTCCAACAGATTTTAAAAACATTTCAACAGCCTTTCCGTCATTTCTTCCTGTTGCTTCTTTCGTGCCGATGTAGCTCTCAGCAATACGAAGATGCGATTGACTTTCAAGAAACGAGAATGGCAGAAGCAACAATAATGCTAAGACCAAGAAAAAAAATCGCATAAGCTACATTTCCTTTTTTGAGTTCTACAATTGTATTTAGTTCTTTCACTGCATATCTGTCTATCACCCAAATAAGAGCGATTCCAATTACAGCCTTTAGCATACCAAACGCTATCGCAGAAAATTCTATAAACCAGTTAAACGTGTAGAACATAATAATCGCAGTAATTAAAGCGATTACTAATAATGTCTTGAAAGCCGAGTTTTTATAAAAAGCCGAGTTATTAAAAAATTGTAACATCGTCATGCTCCTCTTGTAATGATACCAACAATGATTCCAGCGATTGTCCCAGCTAGAAAATTGCCGACTATTATAGCGCCGATAAATTTTGATTTGAAAGTTTCTAGCCCTCTAATTCTACTTTCGTGATCATCTATTCTTGCAAATTGATGCGAAGTCAAAGCATCTATTTTTGCTTTAATTACTTCTACATCAGTAATAAGTTTATTTAATTTATCTTCCATCGTACCATTTTTATTTAGCCGGCACGCTCGTGCCGGCATGAGAAAAAGTTTTAATTAAAGACGTATTCTTGACAACCTTTTTACAGCATTTGTTTTTTCTGGAGAGAGCTGTAAGTGCATGCTCAATCTTGCGACTGCATTCGGTTTAACTTCTGTATTAGGAAAATCAGTAAACATAAAACCTGAGTTAGTCGAGAATGACAAGCCTAATTCCTCAGCGAATCTTGCTATGTACATACTTGTGCAGTCTGAATTGGTTCCGTCCGATTCTGTTTGTATTATTGCAGTTGTAGGAAGTTTGATGATCGGCACTGACAATATTGTCTCAACTACACCTCCGAATGCATCATTGATTTGTCCATAGACATGTTTCACTCTTGCAATTGTTGTAAGTCTTGCAGCAAGGTTAGTATTGACCATGATCGCGTTTGCGTTAGGAACGTTAGCAATTTCTTTTTCTAATGTCTCTAGGAAGTTTCCGTAATTATCAGATGTAAGCTGTAAAGAAATATTTTTATTCATAGCTGCTAATTCAGCCTGAGTAAAACCGAGTCTTGCAGTTTGTCCGGACGCAACCGCATCAAGGACTAATGTAGAAATACCGAGCATCTGATTACTTGCGGCAGTACCTATGAACATGTGGTCTTGTATTTCCTCAGCCATTGCGACTGCGAACTGTGCGAGTTTTCTATCACTGGCTTTTTTCAGTGCTTCCGGACTGTTACCAACGTTAGCGTCTGCAAGATAGAGTTCGTCAATACTGTATTCTCTTGTGTAGGCTGCAAGAGTTGAGAGAGCAACAGAAGGAGATTGTGCATCACGCTGCGCTGCTGCTCCCGGTGCTCTTGCTGCCGTACCTGTTTTAGCTAAGGTTTCTTTTGTATTTAAAAATGTACTCGGATCGAGCTTGAATTGTGCTGCTCGAAAAATCGGAGCTAATTCGATCATCTTAGCCAATAGCGCTGCTGCTCTTCCTGTAAGTGATGAAACTTGTGATATTAACATGTTACTACTCCTTGAAAGTTATTTTATGAAAACCGGTGTAAATTATTTGTTCCGCATTTGGATATTTTTCTTTTGCTACATTGATTGCTAAATCCATACCGGCTGCTTCATCATTTGCTTCAACACCAATAATATCAGTTGTTTCTGAATTGCCGTTTATGAATCTGAATTTAAATTCAATTACTTTTTCTTTTACTTCTTTATTCAATTTTATTTTTCCCATTTTTCTACCTAAGAATCAAAAGTAACTGGATTTGTGATGCCTGCATTAGCGGAATGAGTTAATACTGCATCGAGAACCGGATTGCCAGTTTTAGTTTGAGACTCAGTTTTTGCATTTTCTTTCTTAGTATTATCAACGGATTTAAGAATCGAGGTTGCCTTTTGTGCAGACTCATAGTCTTTAGCAAATAAACTATTCCAATATGGTTTGTCTGCTTCTGTAATTTTTTTATCAGCAAATAATCTATTCACAGCTTCGCTTACTTTCGTTTCTCTTTCTGTTTTAACTCTCTGCTCTTCCGATTGCATTGCTGCTTCTCTTGCAGTTTGCTCTTTTGCTAGTGCATCTTGCAGAGCCTTGACGTGAGCAGTAAGAGCTGATAGTCTGTCGTCATCTGCCTGTACCTGTTTCACGACTGGCTTTTCTTCTGTCGTTACTTCATCTTTAAGAGAGTCCTCAATTTCCTGCTCCCTATCCGGGAAAAGCTTTTTTAATAATTCCGCTATCTTATTTTTCATAAAAGACCTTGTTCTATTTATTGATATGAATTATGTAACAAAAATAAAAATCATGTAAATAGAAAAAGTTTATATCCGCATACAAAAATAATTTTCAATAACCATTCATAATTTTACACAAACACAAGGATTGACTATGTTCGAGTTAGAAGAGATTGAGCTTCTGCTATCCGCGCAAGCTAAAAATATGTTCGCTGATATTGATTTATTCAAACAGCTTTCATCAAGTACAACAGAGATAATCATTAATTACACTCACATAAATAAGGAAGATAAACCCGAATGGGCTAAGATTCCTTTTGTTTTCATTATAGAATATCTTGCCGCAAATCGCATCAATGCAACTTCGCCGGAGCGGTTAAAATTAATTCAAACGAATTATGAAACTGCTTTATTGTTACTCAAAGATAATATTAATACACAATTTATTGCAGGTAAGACAGGCAGCATTGGAGGCTTGTACGATGTTGACATATAGAGACGTAAGCGATCTATTAAATAAATATTTAACTATAAAATTAGTTTCTGCAAAAGTTGATTTCGGTAAATATGGAGAGCTTCCGATTGAGACTCCTTCCGTGCTTCTCTATGTAGAGCCGGAGGGCAAAAAAGATACAAATGCAAACACATTTACTTTCCGCAAATGGGCGAAGGTAAATATATTCGTATGCGAGGGCGGTGAAGAGATTCCTCACGAAGCTGCTGCTAAGGCGGTAAAGCTTGCAGAAAAAGTTGAAAAATTAATATCTGAGTTTCCTCAGTTCGCAGACGAGAACAAATTAAATATTAACTCGATGCCTACGACTATTCAGGCGACAGATCAACCAATGTCTTTTGACGGATATTATAGCGACATAGCAGTTGTTAATTTAGAATTTTTACTAACGTACTCGGCACATTATGAAGCAGAATGAAATATCAAAATCAGAAATAAGCAAGTCTATTGCCCTTTATAAATTAGAAAATCCTGAATCTTCAATTAGTGATATTGCTAAGAAATTCAAGGTCAAGGATCATGTAGCGAGATATGCAATAGATAAGTATGCAGAAGACACTCAGTTTTTGAAGTTGAATAAAAAATCTAAAATACGAGCTTCTCGGATTATAGCAGATATTTCTTCAGATACAGAGCTTCTTAGGAAACAATTAAGTTTCGTCATAGCGCAGCTTGAAACAAACGATAGTATGCCTCTTACAGCAAGAGTTGAGTTCTTAACTCGAATTATTCGCATCAAGGTTCAACTCAGCAATATCGAACTTCAAAATCATCTTAAAAAAGCAGACGCAACGATAATCGCCGCAATAATCAAAAGATTTTTGCCTGATGCAACCAATGAGGATATTATAAAAATCTATAACGAAGAACTCATAAAATCCAAAAACGAGGATTAAATGAGTACCGCTCACGATTTAATACCCTTTAAAAACCGTTTAATGGCGTTCAGGATTAATTATCTCGTCCAAATAGGTAGTTTCACCTGCATCACGAATTTAAGAGCCGTTAAAAACGATTTTCAGGAGAATCCATAAATGGAAAATTTCAGCCAAATCGATTTTACTTTTATCAATTTTTTAAAGCAGGCAGAAGAGGAAAAGCTACAAAAAGAAAAAGAGGAAAGGAGTAAACAATTTCTTCCTTTCCCTGAAAACGAAAGAAGCGAAACTTCTATATCAAATCGCGTTAGGAAATCATTGAAAGATTTTTGGTTTTTCGATAAGACCTATTTCCCTAAAGAGCTCTATGGAGAATATTTTGAGCCGAATCGTATGTTAAAAAGTATCGTAAAACTTTCAGAAATTCCCGGATTTCACTTAGTACTCGGTCCAAGAAAGCACGGCAAAACTGTACTTGCAAAAAAATTAATGATCTGGAAGTTATTAACTAATCGTTCAAAAGTTGCCGGCATTTACGCCGAGACTCTTACTAAAAGCTCTGCAATTCTTAAAGATATATTCACTTTGATTTTCACTAACGAATATATCATGCACGATTGGAAAGCAAATTTCTCAGAAGCCAATAGTAACCAAGTCGCTTTTAAAATTGACTTGCCTCTTGAGTTTTCAGAACTCAATAAGACGTCTCGATTCTGCGCTGCATTTTCGGAAGGAAGATCGGTAAGAGGTTATATCCGCTTATTTGGAAGACCTGAGTTCATCATCGGCGATGACATAGAAACTTTAGAATCTTCGTTCACTCCTGCATCAGTCAATCTAAGAAACGATAAATTGATGGAGGCATTTCACTCGCTTTCCGATAACGGTATATTCTTATCGTTAGGTAATGATTTCAATAATTCCTCTTTTATGCACAAATTTAGACTTGATGCAGAGCAGGGACTACTGCACAAAAATTATACAGTCCAAGTTTTCAAAGCGTGGCAACACAATCAGCCTCTTTGGCATCAGAGATGGAAAGCCAAAACAGAAAATGAATTACGTTCTATTATAGCACCGAAAAGTGAATCAGACTGGCAAGGTAACTACCAGCAAAACCCGATTCCGCCGGAAGGTTTTTTCTTTTTGCAACAACACTACATCGAATATTCATCGTTACCTAATGATTTAAGAGCTGTAATTTATTGCGACCCTAATCTTTCCAAGAAAGGGAAAGGTGATACTACTGCAATAACTACTCTAGCATATTCTCCAAAAACGAATATCTATTATATACTTAATTCAATATGTAGAAGTTTCAGCGATGCTAATCTGTTATTAGATACACTACTTAAACTCAAAAACGAAACTAAGAATGTCTATGCTATCGGATTCGATGGAAACGTTGCGCAAGAAAGCACGTGGACTCAGTTCGTAAGGAATTGGTGTGTAATTAATAAATCTGCTTTCCCTGTTATCGAATACAAAAGTTATCGAGTAAATGATCTTGCAAAAAATGTTCAGCTCGTTTATTCAGAAAATAGAATTCAATTCCCTGTAAATTTTGCAAAATCACAAGACGGTGAAAATTACTTAAGCCAAATATTCGCATTTACTGGACAGAAAAAAGGTTCATTGGACGATGCCCCCGATTCACTTATTTGTGCATTTGAATTTTTGCATGAAAGAAAATTAGCAAGAAATTCTTTTCAGCCAATAAAAACAATTAAAGATTATTATTCAATTATGTAGGTAGGTTATGAAAGTATATCCAAGTTTATCAGAATACTTTAAATATGTGCAGTCGGCAGAGACCGAAGACCCAAGGGCGCGTGGTATCAAAAAACTTTTCGATACTCTTAAAAAAGCAATGCAAATAAATTCAAGAATTGTAGGACATTTTTCTACTCGTACAACAGCACTAAGTTCGTTCGACTGGAACTTAATTGGAGATTTTAATAAAATCGAGGAAATAATAAACAGGAATAAAACGCTTATTAATTATCTGATAAATAATCACACCTACACGGCGATGTTTGGTGCTACTCTATATAAATTATGTATAATAAATAACGAGCTTGGAAGTCAGCTCTTTGTTGAGAAGAAATATGACAATTCGGAGTTCGATTATAACCTCGATTCTTTGTATCTATACGATACGAACGGAAGCTTCACGGAAGAAATAAGCTTGATTGAAAATGAATATCATTTGCTTAACACAATACAATATTATTCAAAAGGCGGAATCTTGCGTTCTATAATGCCGATTGAAATAATTAGATTCGATATGATATTAGAAAATGCTAACTGGCTTAGGAAGCTTAAAGGAATTTTGCAAATTGTTAATAAAGGCAGTTCACCTGAGAACGAGCGTGCAGCAGAGCAGGCAGCCCAGACGGCAGTTAGCAATAACTACCTGATTAGTGATGACCTCATAGAGTTCAAGTTAAACGAAATCGCCGGCTCAGGCGGAACTGTATTCAAAGACTTCATAGACTTTATTAACAAAGAAATTTCAATTGCAATTCTCGGACAAGCGAATACATCCGAGCTTCCGAACGGTGGAGGATCTCGTGCAGCTCTGCAAATCCAATCCTTGATATCCGCAGATATTTTTTATGCCGACATGATCAGAATGGAAGAATTTATTGACAAGATTCTTTTACTTGACTACAAAAATAACTATGATAAGTTAGCTGTAATAGCCCCCTACAAATTTAAATTCAGTATAGCAGAAGAGCAGGATATTGAAAGGAATGCAGCAGCTCTAAAAATCATAAATGAATTTTTACCGGTATTGAAAAAAGAAGCTTATCAATTTATTAATTTTACAGTCCCTTCAAAAACTGATTTGGAAGAGGATATATTACAGCCTAATAAGTCAGCGTTTTAAAAATGAAAAAGCTTTTACAAATAGCAGGTATCCGAGTAATTGCCTTAATCGAGGAAAATATAAAAAAAGGAGTCGGGTATGACGGAACTAAATTCGCTTATTCAGACAAGCCCTTTTATAGACCATACGATCATAATTTATTAAAAAAACTTGGTGGTAAAAACGGCTTAGGAAAATATTATAATGTCGTTACTTCTAAGACAGGCAAGCTCGGCATGATCATTCTTGGCGGCTACAAAGAATATAAGAGGAAAGTTTATCCGTCTGCTTTTAATCATTTTCTAACAGTGAGCGGTAAGATGCTTCGCTCAATGAATCTAAAAGTAAATGATAGCGAAGCAATAATATCATTTACAGGAGAAGACAATATCAATAAGGCGTTTTGGTTAAATGTTAGCGGAGCAGGCAGATCGAGAAAACTATGGAAATTCTTAGGTATTAGTAATAACCAGTTAAAAGAACTTTCAAAAGATTTGACAGATGAGTTTTATAAAATTACAGCGAAAGAGCTTGCGAAAATCACAAGAAAATCTTAATCACTTCTTTATCACCGGCACCCAGCGATGCCTGCAATTATAGCCACCGCAAAATGCAAATGCCGGCTGTCCAAATTGATTCTTCATTTCACTTACTTCGCGGAATGAATATTCCTTGCCTAAATGCCTGATACAGAATTCGCGTTCTGTATCAGGTCCTTCATACCTTAAAATTAAATCGTCTTTAAGAACTTCAAAATCAGAGAAGCGTTTTATATTATCGAGAGCTGCTTTAGTAGTTTCTATCTCTGTTCTAATATGTCGTTCTTCAATTTTTAATTTAGTGAGGGCTTTCCTTGCTATATCTTCCCATTTTTTGTCTGTCTTCTCTGATTCTTGTAAGCTCTTATTAATTACGTCTTGCGCCTTTTTTGAACTGCCGGATAATTTAGAATCGGCTCGATTGAAAATATTATTGTATTGCTCTTTAATGAAAATTTCTACTTCCGATTTTCTATCATTGCTAAAACTTTTCAATAAGTCGCTTTCAACACCTTTTAATATTGTGTTCAAGTTAGACTTATAGTCCTTCCATAAACCGCCTGAACGTTTAATTAACAACTTAATTTCTTCGTAGCCGGCAGTTTTTAATTTATCAGCTTTGCCCTCTAAGAAATAAGTTTTAATTATTTTCTTAATTCGTACTTCGAGAAGTTTATTCATTATTATCCTCAAAAAGATATAGCTTGCCATCGCTATCTTTTTCGTATCGCTTCATATTTTCCTTATTGAATGTAATATCTCCGCCCCAAGAAGTTATTGTGAAGACTCTTTTCCCGCAAGCTGTGCAAATAACAATTCGGGTATCGTGATCTTCGCTTACTATCCACTTACCCTCTTTCCTGTTCCTATTTCTAAAAACATTCATTACGTCATGCTTATCATTACCGCATATCTTGCAAATCATTTTTTGCCCGTTAAATTTTTTAATAAAATAAAAAAATTTCTATAAGCAGTTAAGTTATCTAATATATCAAAGATAAAAAGAATTTCCTCGTAATCGAGTTGAGGCAAAAGTTTTTGAATACTTTCAGACTTTTCTTTTACTTCTTTTTCTCTTTCAATTTTTGCTTCCTTAATAAGAATATCTGAATAATGTCCCATTGCAATCTCGCTTAGTTTTATTTGTGCATTGTGCGCTTTTTCAATTAGATGGTCTGCCTGAATGAGCAGTTTTGATTTTTTCAATTCTTCGCCTTTGCTTTTACCGATTTCGACATAGCTTCGAGAGCTGCAAGAATTGTATTCGCATTCTTGTTCGAGAGAAATATGATGTGCGATATTCCTACACGATTGAAGATAAATTTTTGTAAAGAGTCATCTGTCTTTAAGTCGCTTATTTCTCTCCATATTGCCTCAATCTTTCTAAGTTTTGAAGATGAAGCCATTTTCTTATCTCTTCCATCAAGCTCAGAGTATTTGTTCTTACCGCTTGCCGATACATTTTTTATTTTTGATACTACTTTAAATCCTGCTTTAATGAATTTTTCTATTAATAAATTAGCCTGAGAATATGTGAGGTCTTTAGAAGACCTCACACCAAGATTGTATAATAATTCCCGATAGCTCTCTTCATCAATGCCAAGCTGCTTTTTAGCAATATGTATCTTCGCAATCTGAGACCTAATCGCTTTCATTTTCTGTAACCTCAACATCATAGTCTTCGTTAGCGTCTAGATACTCTACAAAGGATGTTACTGATGAAACGCAAACATACAATGAACGCTGAATCTTTTCTACTAAATGTAGATCACCTGTTTTATGCAAAACTGAATAATTATCATTTTTGAATTTGCTCATCTCTTCAGCGATGCGAGATATTTCTTTTTTTATTTCTTCTAATTGCTCTTTCATTTCTCCTCCAAGTTTTCCCAGTTAATTTCGTAACCGAATTTTTCATCTTGATCAACTCTAAGCCCTACTGCTGCTAATTTTGAGTCGTCAATTTCTTTTGCTGAATAGGCTGTCAATATTGATTCCTTATCGATTTCCTGTTTCGTTCTAAGAAATTTGTTTTTGAATATTCTTTTAATTAATTCAATACTTGTTTCGATTTTATATTTCTTATTCAACTGAGCTACCTTAGGCGGATTAGTTCTAAAAAATACTTTACCGAATAGAAGCGTTTTAGTTCTTGCTGCATCGAATAGAGATTTGTTAATTGTGCAATATCCTTCAATCTCTTGTTCTAGCATCTGCTTTCTTGAACGAAATTCATAAGTTTCGTCATCAAACTTATTTTTAATTTTATTAATACTTTCATTCATCTGCGCTTCTTTAGATGTAAGATAAGTATCACATTTTGCGATTTCTTTTAAGGTCGTATTTACGTCCTCGAAATCGTAATTTTTTACTGCTGAGTCTTTCATTTTTTTACCTCTTTTTGTTATTAAGTTTTAATTTAATTAATCTGAATATTGCTTTTATTATTGTTGCGAAAGGGAACTTCTCTTTTTCATAATTCCATTTCGAACTAAGTGCTACATAATCACTGTTATGCCTTATCTCTACTGTCGAGATAGATTTTACAGTTATAATTGAAATCATTATTTTATTCATCTTCTCTGCCTTTTATTATCGCGGCAATAAGTTCTTTGTAATTCAGAATTGATTTCTTAACAATCGCAATCGAGGCGAGAGATGTAAGCTCAATTCTCGTTAATTTATTTAAGAATATTTCTACTTCTTTCATCTTAGTTTTTTCTTCTTTAGTAAGTTCTTCAACAGGTTCTCTGCTCATTAGTTCAATCTCACAAAACTGAAAGCATCGCTGATGATATTTGCAAGTGAAATCTTACAGATGATCTCATCTCTCTTCTCTTGCGTTTTAGCGTTTCGTGAAACGACTATCATTAAATCGATATAATACTTTGTGCCGGTTTGATAATTCAAATCCGGATAGCGTTCTTTCACTTCTCTCAATACTTCTGTCATTGTAGTGTTCCTGAAAAATACATACATGCGTTCCTCCTACATCACAATTGTCTTAGAAGCTTTCAATATTATCTCTTCGCTTAGAGGTGATTTATTTATATCGCATAATCTTTTAGAACGATTTAAGAGGCGTTTAAGCACACGTGGATTGCATCTTGAAAGGTCTTTAAATGCTTTTAATTCGCCGTTAATATTAGGGAATACAGAGGTTACAAAAGAGCGAACATCCTCCTCGCTCATATCCACCATACTGCCTGCATCGTCTTTCCATTGCCCTAATTTTTTGTACCAAGATACTCTTTGGTATAGTTGTGCGAATTGATTGTTGAATCCTTTTAAGTTGTCTCTAAGAATCGGGAGACCGGTCAAGATTATTCCCATTGTTCCGTTACCGTTTTCGTCCAGGCAATCGTCATGCAGAGAGCGAATTAAATCAAGCGCTCGATCAGGAAGATATTCTGCCTGATCAATAATTAATAATCGTTTTGAATTTTTCAATTTGTCGGCTATAAAACTTTTCATATCATGTATGCCGAGAGGTTTAGAACCTCCGAGCCTTTCATAAATAACTCTAAAAAGAATTTTTGCACTAAACGATCTGTCGGAAAGAATATATACTACGTCAGGGTGCAGCTCGGCATATTTTAAAGCAGATGTCGATTTGCCGACTCCGGGATTCCCTGTAACTACTCCGATTTCACAATAGTGGTGGCATAACCCTGCAATTTCATTGAAGATTCTGAAATTGATTGTTTGAATAAAAGGGATGATAATTCGTCCGTTTTTGTCTTCGAGTCTTGCATTCTCTTTAATTAGAAAATCTTTAACTGCATCTTCAATTTTTTTAATTGATTTTTCATCCTTAACAGGGTACTTTCCTGCAAGCCACTGGCTTAGTGTGGCAGAAGAAAAAGGTAGAGCTTTCGATAAAACATTTTGCGAAATTCCTCTTTCTTTCATAAATTGTTGTAGTTCTTGGACTAAGTTATTCATGCTTTCTCCATTGATTAGTTGTAAAATTAAAGCCGATCATTCGTTGTGATCGGCTTTTTTGTTCTTGGATATGCTGCGTTCATACTCTTCTTTTTCTATGAGACTAGTAAATATCATTGCTTTTTTATCTATTTTAGGTAAATATTTTTCATCTAAACCGTAAGTACCGGTACGCTGATAATCCTCTTCAATTTGTTTGACTTCATCAAAATCAGTCCGCATATAAATCGTTAAATCTTCTTTCTGCTCCTGCTCAATATTTCTGCTCGTTAAAGATATCCCAAGAGCCAAATTCTCTAAAATTTCGCGTGGATCATAAGAGACGTCAGGGATATAAGAATCAACATTTTTCTTCGTCGCACTCTGCATCTGTAAGACCTTTTTCAATTGCTCTTTTTCAAGGTCTGTCTTTGCCAGTGCAGCAGTCTTCCATACATTTAGCTCTGCTGTTCCCATGTAGGTGTCATTCTTTGAATCGAAGATGTATGCAATCTGAAACTTCTCAATATCTCTGCGCATATAATATCTTTCACCGTTACCTTTTAAAGATTCCATCCAATCCGCATAGTAATGAAGATTATACCTCGTAGAGATATTGATACCGTTTCTTCCAATTGTGTAGCTCTTTGAACTTCTCATGCAGAGCAATCGAAGTGCATCTTCGCTAACAGTTTTTCTTACCTTAAATTCTTTCGCCCATACTTGATCTGCGGATTCGCCGTTAAGTTTGCCTTCGCTCTCGTATTTATTGAATACATTATTCCAGAAAAAGTTTAGGATTTCCGAATATTCTGTAATATCCATAATCTTGTTTCCCTTGATTTCCGCTTGCAATTTTTCAGGTCTCTCTGTAATGTTTCCTCCACGATAGCCCGGCATCTGTTTATCTAACCACTCTTTCATAACTCGAAATGATCGTTCAATTGTTTTTGATTGCCCTCTGTAAGGTCTACTAAAATGTACAGCAACACCTAATCGGTTCATAAGAGATTGAGTGTTCACTTCATCTAATTCTAATTTTCTTTTCTTTTTCCCGCCGGCAAATTCTTTGCACCTGTAGTCTTTTCCATTATCGATGTAAATCTCTGCCGGCACTCCATATTTTTCAATTGCAAGCTTAAAAGAATAAAAGATGTCATCACTATCGGGTGCATCTTCATGTACATATATAGATAGCATCTTTCTAGTCTTCGCATCCGCCCAAAAAGTTATCCAAGGAAATACCGGTTTGCTTTTCGAGTTCCCTTCAAATTTTGTTAATCGTTTAATCTGTTCCTCTTCCCCGTCCGGAAGCATCCGCATCACCGCCTGATCTGCCTGTCGGTGGTCAGAGAACCAGCATTGACCTGCTCTTATTCCGCTCCAATCACGATCCGCATAAACCGCATATCTCTTATTCCAATACCTTTCGCCCTTTCGGACTCTCTTAACCGATTGTACCGGTACTCTCTTTGTTAGCTGATTGTAGAACGTACTCATACTTGGAAAGTTCTCAGGAATAGCTCCGTAATTTCTTTTAACAGCATTACCATAAGTTTCGAGCCAACAGCTCTTCAGTGTTGGACCGCCCTCTTTCATATATAAGTTGTAAAAATATTCGTAGTCGCTTGGCTCGATCTTCGTTAGGTCTTTATTCTTTCCGTAACCGGCAAGGAGAGATTGAGCACCTTCATCTTTATATTTTTTAAGAGCACGGTAATAGCTTTTTAATGAGGTCTTATACTCCGGATATTTTTCATTCCATTGCTTTATAAAAATTTCGAGGTCTTTCCCGGAGTAACCTCTCGCGCTCTCAATCATTGCAAGATATTTTTTTGCTTTTGTAGTTTTAAATCGCGGCTGCTCGGTGAGTAAGTTTATTTCATCTTCTTGTAATCTTCTTTGCGCAAGTTCTTCTGCTCCGATTCTTTTGTAGATCATCAACCTCTTTTCAGGACTCAATGAGTTTATGATTGATTCAGTCTTGAATAGTAACTTACATCCTTGCCCGGTTTTACCTTGTTTTGTTATATATTCATAATTATGTTTCGTCTTTTGTATTACTCTTTCCGATACATCCAATAACTTCTGAGCTCCCTTAGTGTCGATGTATTCTTTATTTATTTCAAGAATTTTCATAAATCCAGCTCCAATTGTGCAGTAGCAATTTTATTTACATATCTTTTAACACCTAAACTTTTTGCCACAATTTCTTCTAAAGCTGAATTAATTTTGCGAAAATTTTCTTCATTTGTAGAAGTAAAAAACTCTAATAATAGAGGAACTACCTTTGATAACGCTTCCTGATAATCCGCAGCGATTTCTGTTTTTTCTCCTTTTGTGCCGGTTGCTTTAGGTAGCTTTACTAAAGCGAATCCGCATTCTAGTGCCATCGTCTTTAATAGATCAAAATTCTTTTTTAGCTTCATAGCCGGTACTGCTAGCTCTATTGGAAATGGAAGCTCCTCAGTGGGTGAGGAAATTCTGCACAGGTAGCTATATGATTTGTTTAGCTTGTCTGCTAATTCAAAGATTGTCATTCCCTTGCCGTGGACAAGTTCCTGTTCTTTGGTTTTAATGCGTGTATTTAAGTCCATTAGATATTTCTCCGAATATTCTAATTACTTTTTAATTGCCGGTTTATTATATTTAGGTAATGCCGGCAAGAATAGTTTGTTTTTATGCTGCCTTTACTAATTGTTCTAATAGCTTATTCAATTGTTTTAGGCGCTTAGGAGTCTTTCTGTAGCCAGTTAGAAGCTGTGATATGTAGCTTTGAGAAACTTTCATAGCTCGTGCTAGTTCTTTTTGAGTAGGAAGGTTGTGGTAAGTTCTAATGGATTCCATAAGTGAGTCCTTTTTTCATTAAAAAAATGTAAATAACTATTACAAACTTACCAAATATGATATAATTTGTCAAGAGATATTTATCAATTATGGTATATTTATGTCGATAGGTGAAAAGTTAAAAGAATGGGGTAAAGAGAAATATGGTAATCTTACTATATTAGCTCAATTACTTGATATAACTCAACCTTCGTTATCTAGATATATTAATAATAAAACTGAACCCGGTGCAGGTATTTTAAAAAAATTAAAAAAATTAGGGTGTAATATTGATTGGTTATTGTCTGAATCGGCAGATTTACCTCCGCCTCCGGACACGGTAGATCGGATTAAGGAACTTGAGGAGGAAAATAGAAATCTCCGAGATTATATCGTCAAAATTGATCTCCTCACTCAAGCTGTAAAGGAAAGTAAAGAAAAATTAAAGACCGGTAAAAGACCTTTTAAATAGTCAACTTTTGCCGGTTCTTAAATGGTGTTTAAAAACTATTTACTACTATTTCGTCATACATTCTTACGTTCGTTTAAAAAAGTATGATTGTTGGATTTTAGCTTATAATCTTACTTTTTGTGTTCGTTTAAAGTTCGTTTAAAAACGAACTTGCCGAAAGATATATTATACATTTTTGTTTTTTTGTAATATTGCGATTATAGGGCTTAAACATCACATTAACCTTTTAAGAACCGTTTAATATTAGTTTTTAATTAATACTAATGGATTATAATAAATTCTCAAACTAAATGAAAAAGCTATAAAAAGCGTGAAAAATTCTCAAACTAAAAATTTCGCCAAAATAATTGTAACTCATTGCAAACAAACAACTTGCGCCAAATAATTACCTAACACTGTTTTCTCAAACTAAAGACTATTTTATAATAGAGTCATTATATGTGGATTGCTCCTCAGAAGTAGCTGATC